TTTGAGCAGCTTAACAAAGCGCCGGACTGGTATTTTTATAGTTTAGGTTTGGCGATTAGCGCAAGTTTCGGTGTTCGTGGAGCAACCGCTTTGTTTAAAAGAGGCCGGTGATGGAAAATCTAAAACTACCAATAGCATTAGTGGCAGCAATGGGAATGCAGCTTGCTGGTGGCGTCTGGTGGGTTTCACAACAGGCGGCAACAATTACCAGTCTAGAAGAAACGGTGAGCCAGCTTGGATCACGCATGGCTATCGAAGACAACGTTAATCTCAAGCGCGATGTGAAATCTAACGCCGGGGAGATTGAGGACATCTGGGATGATCTATCCGGCATGATGATGAGTATCAGTCAGATCAATTCGATCAAACAACGGATAGCGCTGCTTGAAAATGATCTAAAATATATCAACCGAGATCACAACGGTATGATGAACATGAAGGGTAAATAGAAATGAGTTATAAATTATCACGACGTAGCCTTGACCGACTCGAGGGTGTGGACGAACGTCTAGTTACTGTTGTCAAACACGCGATCACTGCAACGAAAACAGACTTTGGTGTTATCCAAGGTATGCGTACCCTTGAACAGCAGAAAGAATTGGTTGCCAAAGGCGCGAGCCAAACCATGAAGTCGAAACATTTGACGGGTCATGCTGTTGACCTTATGGCCTACATCAATGGTCGTGGCTCTTGGGAGCTTAACCTTTACGATGATCTAGCTGATGCTATGAAGGAAGGTGCTGACATGGCTGGCGTTGCTGTAAAGTGGGGCGCTGCTTGGAGCGTTGGCGATATACGAAATTGGGACGGTACAATGGAAGATGCTATGAACTCATACGTCGATCTTCGTAGGTCTCAAGGAAGGCGGCCCTTTATCGATGGGCCCCATTTCGAGCTTATACTTTAAGCCTTTTAGCTAAGTCGCATAAAATTACAGATAGTCCTAGCATATCTCATATAAGTTGTGCTAGGATTATATCGAACAATGTTCGATAATATGCGAGGTGGGAATGGATGAAATTTATGTGGCCGAGGCGGTCTTTCGTATCTTGAGAGAAAGACGGCAAGGGGTTACGGATTTGATGATTTATGGAAACGTCAAGTCAATGGAGCAGTATCGTGAGCTTATGGGCAACATGGAGTGCCTAAATCACGTGGAACAGGAACTCAAGGGCCTGCTAGATAAACAGGAGCAATCCAATGACTGAACAGTCAGCAAAAATTGATTTGTCGGCCGCCGCCGAGGGTGTAGCCGCTATAGCAAAAACTTCCGAAGACAAGGAAAAACCTAGTCTTGCGGATGCTTACGTCGAAAATCCCCGTTTAAATCCAGAGGCTTTAGACGCAAGCCTTCTGGAAAGAATGCCCGCCCCAACTGGATGGCGTGTTCTCATCTTGCCTTATCAAGGCAGGGCTAAGACTGCCGGAGGTATTTTTATACCCAGCGAAGTCCAAGAGAAAAGTCAGATATCCACGCAGGTCGGCTACGTCCTAAAAGTCGGTCCTCTTGCCTACAAAGACCGAGATAAATTTCCTGACGGCCCGTGGTGCGCGGAAAAGCAGTGGGTATTATTTGCCCGTTATGCTGGTTCGCGCCTTCAGATCGATGGGGGAGAAGTTCGTATTCTCAATGATGACGAGATACTTGCGACTATTTTGGACCCTGAAGATATACAGCATTTGTAAACGAGGTAAAATATGGCTGATAATGATGAAAACCAAGTCGAGTTAGACGTTGGTGCAAACGAAGAAACCGAAGTTGAGGTGGTTAATGAAGCCTCTGAGGATCAGTTTGCGAAAGCTGAAACGTCCACTCAAAAACGGATTGACCGCTTAACAAAGAAAATGCGTGAAGCCGAGCGCCGCGAGCAAGAAGCAATAAAATACGCTCAAGCCGTTCAAACGGAGGCTCACGGCCTAAAGCAGCGCATTTCCAGCATGGACACGAATTATGTTAACGAATATACCAACCGCGTTAACACTCAAATGGAACAAGCTGAGAACGAGCTTGCACGTGCAAGTGAAATAGGTGACAGCAAGGCGCTTGTTGAGGCTCAACGTAACCTTACAAAATTAGCCATACAACAGGATCGTGCAAGTCAAGCTAAAGCGCAACAAGAGCGGGCCTATCAACAACAACAGGCGGCCGCACAGCATCAGGCACAACAACCCATGCCTGCCCAAGCGCCAAAGCGCCCAGACCCCAAAGCGGAGACTTGGGCCATGAAAAATAGCTGGTTTGGCCAAGATGAGGCCATGACCTACGCTGCGTTTGGTATACATAAAAAGCTCGTTGAAGACGAAGGGTTTGACCCGACAAGCGATGACTACTATAATGAACTTGACCGGCGCATTTCGAGTAAGTTCGTAAATGCCGGAAATACCGCGAACAAACGTCCCGCTCAAACGGTTGTTGGCGCATCAAGAACACCATCTGGGCGCACTGGGAGAAAGGTTCGTCTCACCCCGAGCCAAGTCGCAATAGCGAAAAAATTGGGTGTGCCGCTAGAAGAATATGCGAAATACGTGAAGGAGTAAGAAAATGACTGACCAAAACAACCAAAATGGTGGCTCGGCAATTAACCGTACTTCTCGCGCTAACCAAACCCGGGACAAACAGGCTGCTCGTAAGCCGTGGGCCCCACCGTCTATGCTAGACGCACCACCTGCCCCTGATGGCTTCAAGCATCGTTGGATACGCGCCGAAACGCGTGGTTTTGATGATACAAAGAACATCAGTGCTAAAATGAGGGAAGGTTGGGAACTTGTTCGTAAGGATGAATACCCCGACTTTGAGTCCCCCGTTGTCGAATCAGGTAAACATGAAGGTGTGTTTGGAGTTGGCGGATTGCTTCTCGCTCGGATTCCGGACGAAACAATTGCAGAACGAACCGACTATTTCAACAAGCGAAATATGGATCAAATGCAAGCTGTGGATCACGATATGATGCGTGAGAATGCACATTCAACCATGACAATCAGTAAACCTGATCGTCAATCTCGTGTAACCTTCGGTGGCCCCAAGAAATAGGGCTACCTCAATAGGAGTGAAATCTTATGGCAAATTCTAATACTGCCTATGGTCTTCGTCCTATCGGGCTAGTTGGCGCTGCGGCTAATACTACTGGTGTAACCCAGTATGAAATCGCTTCCAACAACACTAATGCTATCTTTCAATATTCTATCTGCGTCCCTACGGCTGCGGGTGTTATTGATCAAGCTGGTGCTACTAATGGTGGTACTACGCAAGCGTTAGGTGTCCTGATGGGCGTAGAGTATGTGGACTCAGTTTCAAAGAAACCAGTCTTCATTAATTACTGGCCCGGTTCCGGTTCAGTAAGCGTTGATACAAACCACCCTGTAAAGGCGTTTGTAGCAGACAACCCAAATCAGTTGTTTAAAGTAGCGTCTGACGCGACTTTGACTGACCGTGCAACGGCTCTCGCGCATGTATTTGCAAACGCGTCGTTGGGTACATCTGCCCGCACCGGTTCTACCGACACTGGTAGTTCCAATTCCGCTTTGGGCGTTTCCACAATCGCTGTAACAGCTACTTTGCCGTTGCGTATTGTGGGCATAATGGATGACGCAGGAAACAGTGACTATGCAGCCGCTGGTATCCCGTTAATTGTCCGTCTAAACGCTCATTATAATGCACCAACCAGCCGTTTTGATTCGCAGACTACTGCGACATCAACGGGCTTATAAGGAGGGCTTAATTAATGGCTATTTCTCGCGCACAATTAGCGAAAGAGCTAGAACCCGGCCTTAATGCCTTGTTCGGCCTTGAATACAATCGTTACGAAAATGAGCATGGTGAAATCTTCGAAGAAGAAAGCTCAGACCGAGCATTCGAAGAGGAAGTTATGCTCGGTGGTTTCTCCACAGCACCTGTTAAAAGCGAGGGCGGTGCCCTCACTTATGACGATGCGCAGGAAACATATACCGCTCGTTACACTCACGAAACCATTGCGTTGGCGTTTTCGATCACTGAGGAGGCTATCGAAGATAACCTCTATGATCGTCTGGCATCGCGCTACACTAAAGCTCTGGCCCGTTCTATGGCTCAGACAAAGCAAATCAAAGCAGCTGCTATCCTGAACAATGCGTTCACGGCGGGTGCTTCTGCGATTGGCGACGGTGCAGCACTTTGTTCAGCGTCTCACCCATCACTTTCTGGTAACCAGACTAACGTCTTGGCAGTTGCTGCCGACCTCAACGAGACTTCGTTGGAACAGATGTTGATCGACATTGCTGGTTTGACCGATGAACGGGGTCTGAAGATCGCTGTTCGTGGTATGAAGTTGATTATTCCGAAAGAACTGCAATTCATTGCAGAGCGGGTACTGAACTCCAATCTACGTTCTGGCACTGCCGACAACGACAACAATGCGATGAAAAACATGGGTATGATTCCAGACGGAGCCGTGGTTAACCACTTCCTGACAGACTCAGACGCATTCTTCATTAAAACTGATGCGCCTAACGGCTTCAAATACTTCAACCGTTCGCCGATTAAAACGGCAATGGAAGGGGATTTTGATACGGGCAACATGCGCTTTAAAGCGCGTGAGCGTTATTCTTTCGGTGTATCCGATTGGCGTAGCGTGTACGGTACACCCGGCGCAGCATAAGAACAGAACCTCATTCTGTCTTGTAGGGAGGGGCTTCGAAAGAGGCCCCTTTCTTTTTGTTACTTTTTGTTTTATACTTTTTTAGGGTATAACATATTAGCTTTGTAGACAGGCCCCTGCCCACCTGACGTTGCATAGACTGCAAAGCAAAACCTTATGCAAGGGGTACTATAAAATGGCTACCACCACTTTTTCTGGGCCAATCAAAGCTGGCACCATTTCAACTACTACGGGTACAACGCTCGGTAAAGACATTAAAAACACTGGTCAAGTCGTTATGGCTCAAACCACTGATTTTAGTACCGCGGGCGGCGCTCAAACAGCCACTGTTACGGATATCGTAATTCCGGCTGCATCACAAATTATTGACATTGTTATTGACGTTCCCGTCGCTGTTGCAAACGCAACTTGCGTACTGAGCATCGGTGACACTGTTGGCGGTAACGCTACTTTCCTAAACGCTTTTTCCATCACGGTAGCTTCTGGTGCGGGTCGTAAATACCCAACTACTGAAGCTGGTGGAGCATTGGTTTGGGCAGACGTTGGCACTGAAAAACGTCTTACTGTAACCACTACGGGCGCTACTAACGCCGGAACAATTCGTTTTACTGTTTTGTACCAGCAGGCTATTGACCTTTAAGCTAGGAGGTTAGCATGGCAGGTTCTGATGTAAGAGCAAAACGTTTGACAGGCACCGGTTCAGCCGGTGTTGGTCCTGCGCGTATACGTCAGGTTCAAATTAAAACAACCACCGGAACACCTCGTCTGACTATTTCAGACGGGAACGGCGGCACCACTGTTTTGGATATGGACTTAGACGCTTCCGACACTCATTCCGTTAACATTCCAGATGAGGGTATTCGCGTTTCTGACATTTACATAGCCACTTTTACCGCCTGTACGTCGGTAACGGTGTTTTATAGCTAAAGGAGACTACTATGGCGTCCGATGTAAAGGCCACCTACTTAACTGCTTCTGGCACGGTCTTTGCCGGACGGGCTCGAATTAAAGCTATTCACTACCAATGCGGCAGCAGCCCTTCCTTAGTTTTGAAAAATAAAGATAATTCCGGAACCACCCAGTTGACGTTAGCGTTTGCAAACGACACTGATGACAATGTTTACCTACCTGACGAGGGAATGGTTTTTGCGGATGGTTGTTTTGCGGTGCTTACGAATGTCACCAATGTGACAGTCTTTTACAACTAAAGTGAGGGATCATGGCAACAACAAAAGATGTAACAAAAACCCCGTCGGGTCGAATAAAATATAGGGGTGAAACTTTTGCCGGATTTAACAAACCAAAAAGGACCCCGGGCAAAACAAAAAAAAGTGCTGTCCTTGCAAAAAAAGGGTCCGAAATTAAGCTGGTACGCTTCGGGGACCCCAAAATGGCTATCAAAAAAGATCAACCTAAAAACAGAAAAAGTTTCCGCGCCAGACACTCTTGTGACACCGCAAAAGACAAGTTTAGCGCCCGATACTGGTCTTGCAAAGCGTGGTAAGGAAGAGATGAAGATACTAGAAGTGTTGGGTAAATTAGAAAAGCACGAAGCAGAGTGCAATTTACGGTATCAACGAATTGAAGAGAAGTTGTCTGAAAACAAGAGTGCTTTAAAAGCTTTTGATTTGAAGCTTTGGGGCTTGGCAGTCCTGATTTTAATTGCGCCTTTTGTTGGTAAATTGATGGGGTGAACACATGGCTTATTCAAAAAAGTCAAAAAAAGCGTCGTCTAAAAGCAAAGGCAGTAAAATATGTCCCGAAGGTAAAGCTTGGGCTCAACGCACTTTTGACACGTACCCTTCTGCATATGCCAATCTTGCCGCCTCTAAATATTGTAAAGACCCTAACTATGCCAAAAAATCTAAGGGCGGAAAGAGGAAGGGCAAGTAATGGGCGATTTAAAGGATTGGGTAGATGAAGATTGGGTTAGGATTGATAGCCAAGGTAATATCGCGGGCAAATGCGGTACTTCTAAAGATAAAAAGAACCCTGATCGGTGTTTACCTCGCTCTAAAGCTCAAAGTCTTAGTAAGTCTGAGCGGGCTGCAACTGCACGTAAAAAGAAGAAAGCAGGCTCTAAGGGCAAGCAGGTTGTTTCAAACACTAAGGCGGCGAAAGTGACACGAATGGCCTTGGGGGGTGAAGTTACTAAACCCAAACGCAAGTTTAACGGTAAATCCGTACCGGGAACGGCCGTTGCTCGTGGTTGTGGAGCAATTATGAGCGAAAGGCGCAAAAGAACCAGCGGTTCGGTGACGCAATCATGACGGCTACCTTAGAAAAATCCATAAAAACAGAAATAATGCGCTGGTCAGAAGAGGTTTTGGAAGTTCCAAGCCCGCATTTTAACGGCGTTCCTCCTTGCCCATACGCTCGGCAGGCGTGGGCCGATGAAAAGGTGGCCATTGTTTTTAAGCATGAAGAGAACTATCAATCCTTATATTCTTGTGTGTCCCGATATGACGATAAGTTTGATTTGGCTATTTTAGTTGACTTGGCCAACGACAAACCCCCGGAAGCTTTTCATGAGTATTTAGACGATTTAAATGATTTCATTGCTACCGGTGCTTTCATTGATAAAGACATATGGTTAATGGGTTTTCATCCCGACGACGACCAAAATGATTTTGTAGACGACGTAGAGTTTGAGGCTGAAACGGAAACTCCATATGCTATGATTTTTGTTCAGAGACTGTCTAAACTACAAGAATCGGCAGACAAGTTGGACAAAAAGGGTTATTATGGTATTTATGACCCCGAGTATAATGCGCTCGAAATATATGCTAAACGTAAAAAACTTTACAGGAGACTGAAAAATGGCGATGAAACCTCGTAAGACGAAGAAAATGCGTGGCGGTGGTATGGTTAAGAAAATGCGCGGCGGCGGCATGGTTAAGAAAATGCGCAAAGGCGGCATGGTTAAGAAAATGCGCGGCGGCGGTATGGTTAGGAAGAAGTAAATGACCCTTTCGGGAAGCAAAGACTTTGAATTGGATGTAGCGGACTACGTTGAAGAAGCGTTTGAGCGTTGCGGATTAGAGGTTCGTACTGGTTACGACCTTAAAACGGCCAAAAGGTCGTTAAATCTTATGCTTGCCGACTGGGCCAACCGGGGCTTGAATCAGTGGACTATCAAGCAGCGCACCGTAACAATGGCCGTGGGCGATGGAGACTACGATTTAGGCAAGGATGTTATCGATATTCTGTCTGTTGTAGTTAAACGCGATGGGACGGACTATTCTCTGGAACGTTTGAGTCGAGACGGCTTTTTAACAATCCCCAACAAAACAACGCAAGGGCGTGTTAATCAGTTCTTCTTAGATCGACAAATAACACCCGTTTTAAAACTCTGGCCTGTTCCAGACAATAATACGGATGTTGTTTATTACGATGCGCTTACCCGCATGGATGATGCGGACATTTACACGAACACAATGGACATGCCGTTTCGGTTTTACCCCTGTTTGGCGGCGGGTCTGGCTTACTATATTGCCTTAAAACGCGCCCCAAACCGCATACAAATGCTTAAAGCTGTTTACGAAGAAGAGTTTGACCGTGCCGCAACGGAAGACCGGGATCGGTCTTCTTTCAACGTCGTACCTAAGTACGAATATTACAGGGTGGGATAATGTCTAAATTTGCATCCGGTAAAAATTCATACGCTATTTCTGATCGATCCGGGCAACGGTATCGGTACGTGCTTATGCGTAAAGAATGGAACGGGTTGCTGGTTGGACCGGACGAATTTGAACCGAAACAGCCTCAATTGGGCCCTTTCCGTAAGGTTGTGGACCCAGAAGCCTTGCAAAATGCTCGGCCGGACCGAGTAGAACCAATGGATGTATATGTTGGCGTCCCTTTAGTAGAAAACCCTAATCTTCGGCCCGCCACAGGGTTTGGTCAGGTTGGAACAGTGACGGTGGTAACATGAGTTTTACATATGCACAGCTAAAACAAGCCGTTCAGGACTACACAGAGAACGATGAAACGACCTTTGTAACCAATTTGCCGGTTTTCATACGCCAAGCAGAAGAGCGTATCCTCAAAAACGTTCAGTTGAGCTTGTTTAAAAAGAACGTAAGTGGCGGAATGACGGCCTCAAACAAGTATTTAGCTTGTCCCAGCGATTATTTGGCTCCTTTTGCCCTGTCTTTTGTAGATTCAGACGGGGATCACGTGTTTTTAGACTTTAAAGACGTTGATTTTGTTCAATCGTTTAATCCCGATGCTACGACTACGGGAAATCCTCGTTATTACGCGGTTTTTGACGTGGATAACTTTATTTTAGGGCCTACCCCTAACAGTGCATATTCTGTTGAATTGCATTACTTCTACCGCCCCGCAAGTTTAACGGCGGGTGCCGATAGCGCCACGACATGGTTAAGTGAAAATGCTGAAATGGCGCTGCTTTATGGAACTTTGATGGAGGCCTATATATTTATGAAGGGCGAAGCGGACGTTATGGCTATGTACGAAAAAAGGTTTACAGAAGCCATTAGCGGCATGAAAATGTTTGGCGAATCCAAAGAAGTCACCGATGAATATCGGACCGGCATGTTAATTAGGCCGAAACAATGAAATCTGAACTTGTAACACATAAGGAGACATAGGCATGGCCTTTTCAGGAAATTTCATGTGTACAAGCTTCAAGAAAGAAATTCTTGAGGCCGTGCATAACTTTAAAAACTCCGGAGGCGACACTTTTAAGATCGCTCTCTACACAAACAGTGCATCTTTTGATGCCTCTACTACCGCTTATACCGCGACTAATGAGGTATCCGGGACCGGTTATAGTGCGGGAGGAAACACTCTGACACGAGTTGATCCAACAACGTCTGGAACGACAGCTTTCACTGATTTCGCAGACACTACGTGGTCGTCTTCCACGATCACGGCACGTGGTGCGTTGATTTATAACGATTCCGCCGCAGGAAATCCGGCTGTTGTGGTTTTGGACTTTGGGTCTGACAAAACTTCTACAAATGGCGACTTTACAGTTGTTTTCCCAACGGCAGACGCAAGTAACGCCATCATACGCATTGCGTAAGGGGTAAAATCCGATGGCAGCGATTACGGGATGGGGACGAGGTTCATGGTCTGAAGGACCGTGGGGCGCGGCTATTCCGGTCACGGTCACGGGCGTTTCGGCTACAGGCTCTCCGGGGTCTGTTACTGTTATTGCGGAAGCCAATGTTCCGGTTACCGGGTTACAGGCGGCGGGCTCGGTAGGCTCCGTTCTTGTCACTGCGGATGCCAATACGGGCGTCACGGGCGTTTCGGCTACAGGTTCTCCGGGCGCTGTTACGGTAATTGAAGGCACCGGCGTTATTATCAACGTGTCGGGGCTTGCCGCTACGGGTTCTCCCGGCGCAGTTACCGCAACGGGTACAGCGGTAGTAAACGCAACAGGTGTTGCGGGCGCGGGTCAAGTTGGCTCGGTCACCGTTACGGCTGATGCAATAACTCCGGTTACGGGGTTAGAAGCTACGACAGCGGTAGGATCGGTCACAGTTACTGCCGCTGCGGACGTTTTACCCACAGGGCTTGCAGCCACTGGCGGCGTAGGCTCTGTAGAAGTCGGCATTTTTGTCACGGTTCCCGTAACGGCCCCGAATCCTGCATTGGGTCAAGTGGGAGTAGCCGAAGCTCAACTCGCCGTAGATGTCAACGTAATCGGTGTTTCGGCCACTGGTTTTGTTTCCGGCGTGTTAGTTTACGGAAACATTGTCCCGGATCAAAATCCGGGTTATACTAATGAAACCCCAAGTCAATCGCCTGCGTGGTCGGAGGAAACACCATCTCAAGACGCCAATTGGACGCGGATAGCAGCGTAAGGATATAAAAATGCCTAGTACATACACATTAAACAACGGTATCGAACTCATTGGCACAGGCGAACAGTCTGGTACATGGGGCGATACAACAAACACAAACTTTGAGTTGTTGGACACTTCTCTTGACGGACAAGTTTCCGTAACGTTAAGTGCCACGGGATCGACAGGTTCCCCAAACACACTTCCAGTTAGCGATGGCGCAGCTTCTAACGGGCGCAATCGATTAGTTATTTTTGGGGATGGCGGGGATATTGGCGGCACGGTGTACGTGCAGCTTACTCCAAATGATGCTGAAAAGATTATCTATGTGCGTAACAACCTGTCTGGTTCGCGCAGCATTTTGCTGTTCCAAGGCACGTATAACGCAAGCAATGACTATGAAGTTCCAGCGGGGACGACTGCGGTTGTGTTCTTTAATGGCGCAGGAACTGGCGCAGTTGCTGCGAACGTATTTAACAACGCTCACTTTGATGGTTTAAATGTTGCTGGCAATCTTGCTATTGGTGGAAACGCTACATTCGGTGACAACGACAAAGCCATCTTCGGCGCTGGGTCTGACCTACAGATTTACCATGATGGGTCTAAAAGTGTTATCCAAGATGCGGGAACTGGC